TGTCAGCTTCTGCTTTTTTTGTGGCGTTTTCGGCTGATACCCTAGCAGCTTCTGCGGCAACAGCATCATTATATATATCACCAGAAGTAACACCTACGCCTATTTTTTTATTAGCAATATCAAAAAAAGTATCTTTAGGATTAAAAATATTAGGTCTTTTAACTTGGTTTCCTGTAACTACCTCTGGCGGAATATATACAGGCGCACCTTGAATATCATATTGAGTAGGCTCGGCAAATTTTAACATTTCCAAGTCTTTTGTAAATTTTCTTAATCTGTCATCCATTGCCATTGTCTTTTATCCTTACCATAAATTAAAGCCACTTTGTTTTTGTGAAGAAGTCATAGGTGTTGGGAATCCTTGTAATAAACCACCTAAGAATTGAGCTAGTCTCATTTGATAATCTTGACCTTCAAGGAACTGTTGATAATCAAAATCTAATTGCTGTTGGTCTCTTGCCGTTCTTCTATCACCAATATCAGTCATAGCTCCATATCTGCTTAGTTCCGCATCTGTAACACCACTAGCTAAATTAGCAGCGTTTAATAGACCTTGTTGATTTTGAGCGTTAGCATCAAGACCAAATTGAGCGTTAGCTTGGCTAGACGCTAAATCAGTAGCTTGGTTAGCTAAACTTGCTTCAAGACTAGCTGCTTGGTTAGCTAAGTCAGCTTGAAGCTGATTGCCTACATTAGTTGATTGTTGTCTAAAGGTATTGTCAACATTAGCTGAAGCTACTCTAAAGGCATCATCTTGATTCATGCCTTGTGCTTCTAAATTTGCTGCTTGGTTAGCTATAGCCGCTTGTTGTGCTATTTCTGTATTAAATCTTCCTAAATCTAAATCTCTAGCTTGATTTAATCTTTGAGCTTCCATAGCTGCATTTAAGTTAGCTTGACCAGCAGTTAAATCAGCTGCTTGGTTAAGTTGTGCAGCGTTCATCCTATTTTGTATATTAGTTAAAGAACCTTGATTTAGTAAACCTATATCTTGCATAGCTAATTGATTAGCTGTATCAAAACCTTCTTTATTAAGTAATGCTGCTTGTTTTGCATATTGGCTCATAGCATTGTTGGCTATTATACCAGCTTCAACAGCCTGTCTTGTGCCACCAAAAGCACCAGCTTGAGCTGCTCTTGACTGTAGGTCTGATAACTGTTTATCTCTTTGAGTTATTATATCATTTAAAGTTACATCTTTAACTTGTTGGTTAAACATATTTGTATAAGGGGAAATATCTGTTTGAGCAAGAGTTGTTGGGTTATATGTATCTGCATTAACTCTTTCAAAACCTATACTTCTGTCTAATATTTCTCTTGCTGTTATATCATTAGGGTCAGCTACTGTTTGTTCATTAACCATTGTTCTATTAATAGTATCTGGAGCATCAATTAAACCAGCAGTTACATCTCTGGCAACTGCATCTCTGGCAGAAACTTCTAATGGCGAATAACTAGAACCAGCATACATATCATCATAAAGATTATTAAGCCTGTCTGTTTCTTGAAAATTATTTCCACCTAAAAATTTTAAGGCTTCTCTTTCCCCTATAGTTGTATAAGCATCAGGAGCAGCAAATCTTGGGTCTCCATATTCCTCATACTCTTTAAGTCTTTGACCCATAATAGGCTGTCCATATTGACCTACTCTACCAGTATCGTATTCCTCCATGATAGTACCTTTACCAACATCAAAGGTTTCTTGCATCATTGCTCGGATTGCTGGGTCTAACTCTGAACTCCCACTAGATTTTGATTTTCCCATTTCTATAACTCCTTGTCTAAAGTAAAGAAAGTTGGATTATAACCAACATCCTTAAATTCTCTTTGCCAACCTTTTCTACCAGTTAAAGTTGTATATTTACAACCAACTGATTTTGCTTTCTTTTCCAATATTGGCATTATTTGTTTTATTTCATCTGTTTTACCACCAGCTAAAAAACCATGTAAATTATAATATTGTGGAAAAACATGAACCTCTGTTATAATAAAGGAGTTTCCAAAAGTATGAAAAAACATATCACCTTTGGCTATACTTTCTCTTACATCATCAACAGTATGGCTGTTCTTTCCATAGTCTAATGCCTTTTGTATTTGTTGTCTATATTTTTCAAAATTATCTATTGTCATATTGCTGTCGTTCCTAAGTTTCCAGAGTTATCTACAGTTAGTTTGTAACGAGTTCCGTTAGGTGCTTTTAGTATCAATCTTCCGTCATTAATATTTATATCAGTATCTTTCTTAAAATTTTTTCTATCTTCTTGCTCAAGTATAAAATTAGACTGTTGTTGTAAACTTGCGTTATATTCTTGAGATGCTGCTGGTAATTTCATTATCCTCTCATACCTCCAGCTTTTACATACATTTTCATAATACCAACACGCCAGTCAGTATTTCTAGCAGTATCAACTCTAAATTTAACTTCTCTTGCTTTAAATCTTACATTAGTAGGATTAGCTAAAGTAAAAGGACCATTGGTAGTTTCTGTACCAGTAGGATAGTTTTTAACTTTAAATGTAGCTGTTACATCTCCAAGTGTATTTTCATCTGGTATCACACTAAGAACATTCATCAATCTACCTTCTTGCTGGTCTATTTGATATGGAGCTGATTCGGCAAATACACCAGTTGATTCGCCTGTGTAGCTGTACCCTGTTTCATGTTCATATAATTTATAATCAGCACCAACCATAAAAGGATTGTCAAAAGTACCTTTATCAGTAGCACAAGTTCTAGCTAATTCCCCAACAATCCAATGATTTTCTTTGTAATTCCAAGCAACATACCTATTAACTTCATTAGAGTCCGCAGAAGGATAAAACCACCATATCTCAGAATTTGCCGAATTATTAAAACCATAAATTTTTGACCTTTGTGAGCTGTTTAAATCAGAAAATACATAATCACTAACATCTGATACTAAGGGTTTAACAACCCCATCATATATAAAAAATCCACCTCTACCAAACCAAGCACAAAATGTTTCAGTAGCTACAGAAGAATTTGTTGAAGCTGCTCCGCAATTTGAACCAACTCTATCAAAAGAATAAACGAAAGGAAGTCCAACATAAGTTGCTGCATAAGCATCAACAGTAGATAATATAAGAATCTGTCCTCTTACTCTTATACCATTTAAAAGCTCACCAGCACCAGTAATATTAAAAGAACCAGTTTGATTGGTAGCAGAAGGTGTCCAGTCTGTATTATCTTCTAAGTCAGACCATTGTACTTTCTTTCTATCACCGCCAGCACCTATTAACATTAAAGACCTTTCCTCAGTAACAACTAAGGCTTGATTTGATGTTGGACAATTTGCTATCGGAGCTGCAACAGTTCCTGTGCTTCCAGTCCACTCATAAGCTCTACCATCTCTATTAGAACAACCAACAAGATATTCACCCCAATTATCTAAAGACCAAGTTGTAGCTGGAATCAAAGTTCCTCCATCTGGTCTTTGTGTTCCATAGTTAGCAGAACCATAAGTATAATTACCATAACCAGTTGCCGCTGTTGCATCATCAAATCCAGTAGTAAATCCTGTTGGAGTTATATTATATTGAGTTCCATCTTCAGTATAAATATATAATCGAGAAGAAGTTCCTATAGCTATTCTTCTATTATTAGAGTTGTCTGTCCATGTTCTTATTGCTCTAGCTTTACCAGTAGTAACAGCACTACCATTTTGAGTCCATCCACGAATAGGTTGCATAGCACCTTCGTTCCAACGAACTAAATTGCAATCATGCCAACGACCTTTAGCTTGTAGCTCTGTTCCATTTTTATAAACACCACTTGGTAAATTTATAGGTACATAAGGCATTATTTTTCCTCTTTAGTAATAACTATTTTTATAACTCGAATCGTATTATCTGGCAATAAACTCATTATCTCTCTATTAAATACAATATTTCTGAAATCTTCATAGCTGTCGCTTTAGTAGTTTTTAAATCAGGGGTTACACCATCTTGATAAGTTACCAAAAGAACACCCCAAGCATCTTCTGAGGACATAATAGGGCAAGCAGTATTAGGCACACTTCTATCAAGGGAAGTACATTGGCTTAAAACAAAATGACCAATCACATATTCATCACCTTCCATCCAATACCCAGTAGGTAATAAATCTGCACTATTTCTTGGCTCATTAAATAAAGGCACTATGTTTCTTGCATCAATCCAATCATATAGCCAAATTGATTCAATATCTCTGTTTGACCTAAGAAGTCTAGTAATTAAGTTTTCTACCTCTATTTTCTTTTCTGGCTCTTTTTCATATACTTCTGCTATTGGAATTTCAGTATCTTCTTCAACTGTAAAACTTGTATATTGTTGGAAGCCTATATATCCAATTACAGCAACAATAATAAGGCTTGTAATTTTCATCACAAATGCTGACCAAGATTGCTCTGGTGAAATAATACTTCTTATTGCTTCTATAATGTTATTCATTTTCTAAATTTCTCCATACCCCTAGACCCAAAATAAAAACAAATAACGGAACTCATTAAACCAGCGTCATAATCTGTAAATATAACATCAATAACTTTGTAAATTTCTCCACCATCAAAATAAATTTGTAACACCGCCAATAACTTTACTGTTAGCCAAAGAGTAATAATTAAATAAGCTGATATAGGTCTTACAGTAGAACTGAGAGTAACAGCCCATGTATTAGCCCTAGAAGTTAAATTTTGAGCATGAGCATAAACACCAGCAACCTCTGCTGTATCTGTTTTTGCTTCTTGCTCTTGAACTTTAAACTTAGCTTGAGCTTCTAACATTTTTAACTGGTGAGCGTTTTGCTGTTTTGTTTTCCATACATCAATAATTGATGGAATTGTAGAACTAGCAAAACCAATTAAACTTCCGACTAACCCAAACACGACAAACACCTTTCAAAAGATTCTTTAGTAGATTTCTTATTTTCAAAATGAGCTTCTGATATTTTTAATGTAGCTCCTTTTATCTCCTCTACTGGTTTAAAAATAATTACATTTTCTTTGACTGCGGCTAAAGCTACAATATCAGTATCTGCTTTGGTTAATTTTCTTTTGACTCTTCCAACAGAAGTTGAAAAATTATAACGAGGTCTGCCACCTTTAGCAGAATGTTTGTCAGTAGTTCCAGAGCATTTTACTTGTAATCTTACAGGCTTGTTTAAGACATTTACTATAATATCATATCCTTCCGCTTCAACTAAAGAAGTATGATAACCTAACTTTTCTAGTTCTAAACAAACCATTAATTCACCAACTCTGCCTAACTGCTTGTTGTTATTACCCAAACCATTTCCCAAGACTGGTAGCAACAGCTGCGGATATACCACTTGCAGTTAGAAATACTCCTATTATTATCCCCCTACCAGACTTAAATTGACCCTCAAGAGAATCAATTCTTCCGTTCAACCTATTAACTTGTTTTTCCAAAGACTCAACAGCGACAATTAATTTACCTTGTTCTAGTTCGGATAAACCAGCCATGACAATTATCCTTCTTTGTGATTACAATCGTAATGCACATTATTAAAGTTTAAAGCTAAAATTTTTATTACCTTTTTAGCATTATCAGGTAAAAGACTTGTAGGAACAAAGCTACATACTAAAGACGCTATTGTTACTACGCTTGTTATAATTGTTATTAAAGTAATCATGTTTTACTCCTGTTTTTATAGATAATTTTATTATTCTGTAAATCCTTGAAATCCTTGTTTAATTGTTGGTGGTGTTGGTATTGGTGTGTTTGCATACCACTTGTCTTGTTTTTGTAAATCTTCTAAAGATTTTTTATAAACTGTTATTTCATCTGGAACACCAACCTCATTAGCCCAATCTAATAAATCATTTAACTCTTGTAATACTTGTTCTTCGTTTAATTTTTTTTGTAATGACAAAAGATTTGTTTTTCTTTTACTCCACTCATCATTATCTGTTTCTTCATAATTATTGTTGTCAGCTTCATCAAAAAGAGTTTGTGCTTCGTCAATTTGATTATTTAATTCTTCTTTTTCTTCATCTGTTAAATAAACAAAATTATCTATTTTTCTTTGATATTCTATAGCTGGTTCATAAAGTTCTTCTGTTATTCTTAAATAATCTTTAACTTTATTTTCTTTTAATAATTTTAAAAAATTTTCTTCATCTTCAGTTAAATCATGTAGTTCTTGTGTTAAAGTTAATTTGCCGTCTATATCTTCAGGTCCTACAAAAACAACGCTTTTTAATTCATCATGCACATATTCATCATCTGGAATATATAAGATTGTTAGTGGTTCAATATTTGCAATATCTATTGTACTTGTATCATCTGTAAAAGAAATTTCAGGATATTCTTGCTGTAATTCTTTTATACTCCAATAAGGTTTGTTTTCTTTTGTATTGTAAAATCCTTCTTGTTCTCTCATTGGTATCTCCTATGTAAAGTTTCCTGTGTATGGGTCGCCAAAAGTATTTTTAATTTTATCACCAGCTGTTGTTGTTAGCCAACGACTAGAAGTTTGATTGCCATAAGAAGTTGAATCTGTTGGTGCATTATCGGAACAACTACCTGTTCCAGTTGTTACACTTAAAGTTACAGTTTCAAGCCCTAATGAAGATGTAAGGTCAGCATATCGAACTCCTGTAAAATTTAAATTGCCTGAGTTAATTACAAAATCTGAATTATCCCCTCCTGAACCATCTGAAGGAACTTGACCCATACCTCTATAATTTATACTATTTTTATTACTTGATGATGTTGTGCTAAAATATAAACTCTTATCATCTGGTGAACAAACTAACCATTGTTTACTTCCTCTATCATCATAAGTTAAATCATTTTGACCAAATGCTAATGGATTAGCTTTCATGGCTGTTACCCAACGATAATTACCACTACTATC